TTAGAAGGTTCTCCCGAAAGTTGGAGACTTGGCCCCCAATGAAGGACGCCTGCCGGTCATACAGAAGTATGTCGTCAATCGAATCATTGAAGTAGACCGGCATAGTTAAAATCCAAAATCATTTCTGTTGTATCCGGCCGTGTAGGCATCCGGCACGATCCGCATGATCTTTGCCGTCTGGTTTGTTTCTGCGTCCCTTGCAACAGCCAGAAGCCTGTCGCCTTCTGCTGTCTCAAGCTGAGCCTTACCGTATTGCCTCGCTCTTTTAAGCATATCAGCCGTTCCGTACTTGATCAGTGCATTGTCGATGCCGCTAATCATTGGGCCGTCTGTGTCGGCTATCATCGGCCGGATCTTTTGTTTGCCCAGCACAACCAACTGGACCGGGCCGGTTGAATCATATTCCGGCCGGCGATACAGCTTGACCCTCTGGAACTCCGCCCGAGTCTCCCAGCCGTACCAATAAAACTTTTCTGTGCTGGTCGAGTTTCTCACCGTCACCGTGTCGGCTGTAGTCTCCTTGGTCAGTGACGTGATCACAGAATAATACTCAAAGCTGGCATTGGCCGAAGGACTGGCTGCAAGGGTCAAAGTCTCCTTGTAAATCCTTGTTGGATCTCCCCACAGCTTCCCAACTATCTCGACCTTCTTCCCTGCATCAGCCGAATCGGCCAAATCAAAATACAGGCTACCGTTAAGAAGATCAAAATTGATACCCACAGAAGAAATAGGAGAAAAAGAGGAAGCAGTGCCAGACTCCGTAAGAGCACTCGGATCACACATATACTGCGTAATGATATCCTCCGGCCTAAGTTCCTGATCGTCTGCCGTGATAGCCAAGACCTGCTGAATTGATTGCGGAAGCGTGAGCTCATCGTTGTAGCCTGTTGCGTATGCCTTTGCCGTTGCCCCTGATCCGCCTCCACCTGTAAAAGTTACTGTAGGATTTTCAGTGTAGCCGCTTCCTGTCTTGGTCAGGAGGATCTCCCCCACCGTGTCGTTGTTAAAAGTCTTTGCCGTGGCTGTAGGGGCTACATAGCCGGCTCCTCCTGCTGAAAAGCTAATCGTAGGGGCCGAGGTATAACCGGATCCGCCGCCTGTGACCTCTATGTGGGTCACTCCCCCGTAGGGCTGCATCGTGACCTTTTCGACAATCAGGCTTTCACGCCACAGGGCAGAGTCATATATCAGTTGATGATGTTGCCGAATATACTCCTTGCACCTAGCCAGACTTGTCGAATCGGTTTTGCCAACCAGATTACAAATATAAGTGGCTAATTCTGAAAGTGTCATTTATGTTCCAAATACCACAATTCTCAGAAGCATCGGAGTCGTCACTGCAGTACTTTGAGCGGCGTAACATTTCACCGTAAAACCGGAAGTGGTAGGCGTTACGCTTGTCGTTTCAATCCTTAAGCCTTGTGATACGGTTGAGCCGTCTCCGTAATTGCCTTCTCCAGTCACAAAATAGTTTGTTGAAGGCATAGCTGTGGAAAAAACAAAGGGTATAACTCCCTGACTTGTCACTTCCGGAACCAGAACCAAACGGCTGCCGTTTGTCCAAGTTGTTGGAGTTGTTCCGGTGGTTGTGAATTGGTTTCCCGTTACATTTGTGCCGCCAATGTTCGTAAAGTCGTCGCCGGATTTGTACTCAATAATTTTATACTTCTTTGCACTTGTTAATGTCCCAGAAGTCACCTCTGTCCCAAAATTAAAGGAAGAATCTAGTGAGGTGACTCCGGTAGCAGTGTTAAATGCCAAAGTCGTGCTAATGTTAGCCCAAGCCTTTGCAAATAGTGGAGAGTTGACGGCTTCTTTTGGAGACAAGGCTAACTCTGTGTAATGAGAGCTGGCAAACGGGTTTGTCAGCTCTGTTCCGGTGGCAATCTTGACAACTCCAGTGGTGCCAGTTGTTGCCGGCATACTCTGGACAAGTTTCTTTGGAGAAACCTGCTTGAGTGAAGCAACAGTGGGAGACACGCCATCAGCATCATAAATTAAAAGCCTGTCATTATCATCGTGTACGTCTGTGGCTGCCGCCACAGTTGCCCAGTCTGAAATTGCCGTTGTGTGCAGCCTTAGCTTTGTTGCGGTGTTGTTCGTTGCATCTGCATCACTGCCGTCCACCATTTTAAACTGGCTTGCTGTCAGTGCGTTAATGCTGTTGCTGGTTCCCATCAGGATCTTGCTGCTCCCGTTTGTTGAGCCGCCAATCATCGCAAGGTCTGAGGGGTCTGCTGAGCTGTTGGTAGCGTTTACCTTTACCGTCTGGCTCCCCATATTGTTCAGCTTGGTATTGTCAACAGCATTGTCCCGTATTGTCCCGGTAGTCACCGGCTGAGGGGCTGAGGTGCTGATCTTGTCAGCCGTTACCGCATTGGTTCCCAATTCAGTCGAACCTATCGAGCCGGCCGTGACGGTGGCGTTGTCCACAAGATTATTCAGATTGGCAGCCGTAACAGTGTCGCCAGTCGTGAAAGTCGATCCCTTGGTTAGATAGGTTCCCATAATATCAAGCTGGTTTTTTGACTACCCTCTTTTTTGCAGCAGGAGCCGGCTTAACCGCCGCCTCAACGGCTGCCTCGGCTGCTGTCTGGCTCTTGGCTACCCCGTGACGCAGGAACAGCCCGATAAGGCTCGTAAGGATGACCTGAGCCCCCTCTGCAACGGAAAGCTCCGAGGTGAAAATCCCGGCCAAGCCTCCCAAGGCTCCAAGCAAACAGGTCCAAGTCGTTTTGCTTTTTAGCATTGCTTCAGTCCTCCTTTGGTTTGTGTTCAGACTTGGAAACAGACCCCGGTTTCAACTCCAGCTTGGCCTTATCCTTGCCGGCTGAAAGCGTGACGCTTGGAAAAGGAAGATCCACAGCAAGATACGGTATCTTGAAGTTTACCCCCTCGGGGCTGATGCCGGCATCCGGCAAGACTCCAGCCTTGGCTCCCAAGCAGATGCTCGGTAAAGGCCAAACAATTTTCTGCCCGAAGACAGTCAGGTTTGGCTTGGGCTTCCAGCCTCCACCAAACAGGTCACCGGCTTCGGCTGTTACCGTGAACAGCAAAGCCCCCAACAATATGATCAATTTCTTTTTCATTTCTTCCCTTTATACAAATCTGTGCATTTTTTCACGACATACAGCAACGACACGAGCGAGATAAACACCTTCAGCAACATATCGATCTGCAACAAAAAGCTGCCTAATCCCGTTGCGGAAGCGATGCCCACCTTGATATCATCGGCCCAGCTCATCATCTTTCCCTGTTTAACGGCATGAGCCTTGGATATGCGACTGGAACAGCTTGGGGGGTGTTGGTCTTTGAACCAAAAACGCCACCAGTGTCTTGTTCAGGTGTTGCCGGGTAATACTCCGCTTCAAAGCCTGTCAGGGAAATGTCGATCTCCTTGACGTTTTTGCACCCAGATCCGGCCCAAATCGCAAAGGCAGATAAAACAGCAACAATCAAAATCCTCTTATTCATCCACCTTCCGAGGATTGATTTTCTTGGAGGAGATCCCCATACACTTGTACAAGGATGCAACCTCTGAACGTAGTTGAGCGATTTCCTTTGCAAGTTTATTGGTCTCCCTGTCGTGTCCGTTCAGCCTGTCAATCAACTTTACTATAATCTCGTAAAGGCCTTTGACCTCGGCCGATAGATCCCTGAGAACATAAAAAACGATCTTGTACCCGAATAAACCGGCAGCCGCCGCTGCAACAACCGGAAACCCGAGGGTCTGAATCAGGTTGACCGTATCCGCTCCCAATCATCCCGTCCTATCCCGATTACTCGGCTTTCTTCTTTTCAGACTCAACGTCTTTCAACGCTGCATCGACTTTTTTCTTTTCGGCCGCTGTCAACTCTTTCGCAGGTGCAGCCTCAACAACCGTCTCATCCCGTTCCAATCCGAGTTGCTGGAGAGCGAGATTACTGACGTAGGTGGCGTCATCGACATCGCTACCCCAGTTCTTCCACGATTCGCCGGAAATAGAAAGCAGCGTCGAGACTATCGGGTTGCTACCCCACACCTCTTGCCCTTCTGCATCGGTATATTTGCCCCACCCGACTACGCTGAATTGCATCGAGAACTCTGCCGCGCTGTTCAACGAGATGGCTACTTTTGAGACGTTTAATCCTTCTTTTGGTTTAGTGTTTACCTCAATCATTCTGAAACCTCCGATTCTGCTTGCGCTGCATTCCACGCTTCAACGACTTCAGTCGTCCAGACCGCATTAGCAACTGCTTGCACCCGCGCATCCTCGCCGCTTACATCGTCGCCGGGTGAGACTACCTTGCGATGAAAAGCGCGACTAACTTCCGTGCCGTCATCGGTGATGACTGTATCCGTTCGCACGGAGATTGCACCCAATTCGCCAACCTCCATCGAACCCGTAATTTCTTTTTTCTCTAATGCCATAACTGTTTAAATATTATGCACACCTATAACTGATGCTGAATAAAATGACTGTTCCCGTATCGACTTTGCTTGCAGGTGCGTTCCCTGCACCTGTCGTCCCACTTTCGCGAACCTCCAGCGATGAGTTTGTGCCGTTGGGGCCAAAAACAATCGGAGAGGTTACAGCGGAAGCGGCGTTTTCAAAGTAACACGCACCGACAGAAATTGTTTCACCGTTCACAACCGAATCTGCGACGCCAGTAAAAGGCAGTCCAGTTATCCCAAGTGTGCCGCTCGGCGACGATATTGCAGATACAGAAAACCGTCCTTCAACGTGAACTAAATCGCCAACTCGGATATAGGTTGCCTCATTATTTGAGCTGTCGATTGTTATGGTTCCGCTACCAGCGGTAAAAGCACCTGTCCATTTTCCCATCTCATAATGGTCAAGCACACTCGACGTAGCCGCCGCGCCGCTTGCGCTTGTGTTCGTTTGGTCGAATGATAGACCGTTTTTAAACTGACAGACGCCGGACGCCTCTACTACGAAGCGGTCAGAGCCACCAGTTTGCAACGACATCGAACCACCTCCGCTGAGTTTAACTGAACCGGTATGTGCTACTGGCCCCGTGTTGCCAGTTTCTAAATCTAATGCTACGGCATGACCGCTAGTGCTAGTTGAGTGAATTTTTGCACGCTGATGTCCCGCGCTGGTCAGTTCAAATCCGAGACTGGTCGCGTCACCAAAATTGGTTCCAACTGGCCCGTTCAATTGAACGAAGCCATCCGAGTCGATGGTGAGGCGAGTGTTCGTTTTTAATGAGTCATCATTCGAGATTCTAAAAACA